GGTAATAGCTTTATGAAGTTGACCGTCAATATAAACCAGGTCAAGTTCAACACCAACAATGCGTGTTTGAATATCAATAGTTGCATCAACTGGTAAAATCTTTAACCAAGAAATCAAACCAGCTAGATCATATTTACGATTCAATTGCAACATTGGGAAATCATGCCGTGCCATCTTACCGTGGGAAAGAATCTGATCACCCATAGATCGAGCTAGCAACTTACCGTTCTTCGCTTCAGGATGTTCTTTTAGAAGTTTTACCGATTCTTTGACCAATGCATCGTAACGCATGTCGTTGATAATGGGTTCTTTAAAGACATGGTACATAATCCGAGCACGATAGAGTTCGTCTTGGATTTCTGCATAACGTCCATTAACCCCTATGTGACAGATTTGTTTTCTCATTCTTCTTTGGCTCCGTACAACGCAACTGCTTTGGCGTACCAGGGTGGTGTCTTAACTACGAAGTATTCACCTAGTACACCAGTTTCGATTGCGCGAACATTAAGTTCTTGTTCACTACTCTCAGTAAAATCTATACGTAAGGTATCGACAATATTGTTGACGTAAGTAGCAGCGACTACAGATTCATTATCACCTAAGGTAACCGCGTACATACCCGTGTATCCGCCCATTAAAGAACGCTCACTAAATACACAATGATCCGTTACCATGTAGAAAGGTGCTTTAGTTTTAATTGCTTTGCAAATAATACCCCCATACTCACGGCGTTCTTTTTCAAAGATTAATTCGAGGGTTATAATTGTACTTCCCAAGCGTTCCGGATATTTATTGTTTTTAATAATGCAATCTGTTTTCTCTTGTGTGGTTAATGGAAACAAGAATGCATAAATTTTCTCTACACGTTTACCATTTAAAAACTCGTAACAGTATTCCGCTTGTGGTGGTGTCCAAACATAAAAGTTATTTTCGTAATCACTCAAATTTTGAAACTTGTGTACCTCTAGTGGAACCCCATCTTTAAATTGAATGTAATGCATAACTCACCTATAAAAGAAAACGTTATAAAGGGTAGCCCTCACGAGCTACCGATTAATTAAGCTAGAGCGTCTTGTGTACCTTTCTGATGCTGATATTTTCCATCACCATAAGGCGATTCACATTGTTCGCCCTTAAAGAACAGTACTTGAGCAATACCGCAATTCAGATAGATCCGTACTGGAAGGTTACAGTTATTCACCACCTCTACTACGAGATTACCTTTCCAGCCTGGTTCCAATGGGGTAACAATTACTGATGCTGCTCCACGAGCATATGTCGACTTACCAAGGCAATTACCTATGATATTGCCAGGCATATCAAACCATTCCGGAGTATGTCCTAGAAGAAAACCATTTGGTGGTAAGTGAATATATGGCGCGCCATCATCGGCATATTTTATTTTAGGTTCAATGTAAATACCGGGATCAATATTGCGTGGATCTACTTCACCACAATTTACATCAGTGAACAATTTAAGACCCACATCAGACAACCCAATATCGTAACCGTAACTTGATAAACCAAACGAAGGTACACGGATAATTTCTTCACGATCGAGGTAACGGATTTTCTTTGGATGGAATGGGTGAATCATTGGCATTTTGCCAACACATAGATCACGGATCTGCCAATCGGCAAGAATTGTCATTTGAATTTACCTAATTTGATTATTGGTACATTATAAGGCTTGTCAGTATTAAGTGTTTACCAAAGCCCAATAATCCAATACCGACAGTTCAGCTGGTGCACTTACATGACGATATACACGATTGCCCTCACCATCTAATTCTGGACTAATATGTTTGTCAAGCAACTCGTATTTGGTTTCGATTTTGTCTGGCGCTTCACTTACTAGTTGGATAACCGAAGTCATTGCGCTATCAAGTGTTGTCTGTAGGTCTTGATAAGTAAAAGTTTCTTTTGTTGTATCCAGATGTTGATTACGAATGTCAAACAAACGCTGTGCAAATGAAGGTCCACGAAGATCATGGAATGCGCCAAGAAACTCATCGGTAAAACCTTCGTACCGTGGATCGTCTTTAGCTAATTCAATGAACCGTTCACGACTATAACCTTCTGGTAAACGAAGGTCTCGGTATTCTTTAGTCATTATGTATTCACCATGTCCCAATACTTTTCAATGATCGTTTCGCCCAAGGCCGTAGCATGACGGGTTTCTTCTTGTAGTGTTGGTTTACAATTATACTCTGGTGGTTCGTCACGCCGAAAAACCGGAACAGCATATTCCATCAATACAAATCGCGTACTTGGAATAGATGATCCTTCAAGCGTGCAAATAGCATCTGCAATTTTTGCTGTGACCATTTCTTCAAATTTGGTATGGTCTAAAACAATGTGTCCACCAATGGGGTCTGGTTTACCAACTTCGGCAATAACGTCATCACGTAGCTTTTTAAATACGCCAGCTACGCCAACTTTGCGTAAATGATAATCTGCCTCGGCGGTTCTAATTTGTTCGTCATGGTCACGAAATGAACACCCTTCAATCTTAACAACTGTTGCTAATACTTCATCGAGTGTGTAATCTTGAGGAAACCACGGTTTAGTTGTATCGATCATCTCTTACCTCGTATTTCTTCTTTGACTGCACGTATGAAGGTTGCGCCGAACAAATAAACTTTAAGGAAGTCAATCAGTTCAAAAAGGTCGGCTTCATGTGGAAAGGTCACATTTGCTACGGTACCGTCAATTAGTTCCCACTTAACTGCTTTCGTTAACCCATCCTTGGTGTAGTCCAAACCGTTTGGATAAACAGTAATGGTCGTATCGCCATCTTGATACCAAACAAACTCTGGTGGGTGTGACACATTCTTATAATTCAGGTTATAGGCCGTACTCACAAGAGGTTTCAATTCGGTTTGTACCAATTGAGTGTATGCAGAAATAGTCATATCTGTAGTCATTCAAGATTACCTTTAATAGTGGTGGCCTTCCAATAGTTTACTACAGGTTTAATCGTACATTCTTTTTCAACATTGGATTTAGCCATGGAGTCAATACGATTGGATCGACGATTAATAGCCAACTTACGAAACAGTTTAGAGTTACCAGTTTTCAATGTGAGTACACCGCAGATACATCGTAACCGATGATAGTTTTAAAACCTTTCCGAAGATAAGGGTGATACAGAGCATATACCGTAGATTTCTCATTAGAAACACTAATTGTACCAGTGGTTACATCAAGGTCGCCACCAAGCCTAGCATAAATATATTTGTTATCAATCCATGTCGCCCAGTTTGTACTACCTGGATCAGTCTTAACTACAGCGCGATGCTTTATTCGACGAACGGATTGGTTAATTACTTTACCACCTTTCAATCTCTTTAAGCGTGCCACGTAAATACCAGCGATAACGATACTACTCATTTAAACCCCATACTCTTCAATAGAGATAACATGCTGTTTTGGATTTGTAATAAAACCTTCAGGAAGCTGTTCAGTTGGATCATCCAATGTAAACAGATTATATCCTTGTTTCGTAAGAGAATCTAAAATAGAATCTTCCATAACAAAATGTCGAGTTTTATCACCTTCTGTAAAAGCTGAAAGGTTTGTATAACTACAATCAGATTTACTACGAAAGTCTGTATCGGTTGGATATTCTTTATTAACTTTAAACACGACCTTTAATATCCGCGCATCATCGTGTTGCCACCCTGCATTAGGTGTATTGGATATGAACAAAAGTCTATCATCTTCTAACGTATCTAGTGTCAGTTTTACACCACCTGAAAGTTCGAACGTTTCACCGCCTTCACAATGGTAACCGATGTAGTTACCATTGCTATCCTTTTCAAAAGGTAATTGCATTTAAGCCTCACACGACGTATTGATTGTCAAAGTAACGTAATTACCACTATCATCAATTGTAATAGTTGGATCAGCATAAGTGATCTCACGTTCTTTGATATAGGGTACTGTCTTCAAAGCATTGTAACGCATTAGGCCAATCTGAGTCCTAGGGCTTTGGTTAGTTAGCGAACCACCAGATACCGACCATGGCATTTCACGTTGACGATCTTTTACTGTCTGTTCAATCCGCACAAAGACATATTCGGGAGTCTGTGTTTCATAAGACAGTTCTACGGAAGACATGTAGATCTCATGCAGTATCGCATCTACCGTTTCTTTATTGGTATATGTTTTTGCTGCTTTACTTTCGACCCACTGATTTAATAGGCTTCGTTTTACTACTCGGGAAATACTCATTATGTTTTACCTCGGCTAACAGACAATAATCTGTTGTATTGGTATCTTTAATTTCCTTGATAACTTTACGAATTGCTTTTTCAGAACTGGCTTCAAGTTCAGTCACTAGGAGGATAGGTTCTCCGGCGTACTGTCTTTGAAGCCTTTTGCATTTATGCTGTCCTGACTGAAGTACGGCAAGTTGGTTATCTACCTCACGACTTACATCATCAGAACTACCCACAATGAATAATCCAGTTGGGCGATGATCGATTACGTAAACACCTTTCTTTACTTCCAAAGAACGTGTAGCCACTTTACCCTTACGTTGGGTTTTCTTCTCATCAAGAGACTGAAACCCTTCTTGTCGGTGTGTCCACGTTTTACCATTTGCGGTTGTTTCCCAAGTCATCTTAAATGCTCCGTTATAAATACAGAGCATTAGCGCCCTCGGTATTTCTTATTAGAACGATATTCCGGGTTGATGGTTTACCGGTTCAGCATTAACTAGGGTGATAATATTTTCAGACTCTACCTGTTTCATTGGGAATCTTGTAACTTCACCTTTCAACAAACCGAAATTAATTTGGTGTTCAATAACGATACGTTGTGTACTTACCATGCTATCGTAAGTTGGCATGTGTATTGAATCCTCATTTTTATAAGTCCACAGTGTCGCACTATGTAAATTCATGTAATCTGCCAGAACAGGATCTACGTCGTACACCCGACCAAACCGACTATTAATGTAAGCTGACATTTCTTGTTGGTTTTTCTTACCGTCGTTATATTTAAGATGTGTCCAACCGTAGTGTCGTACCCAACTCCAACCATATTCGGTATCATGACTTTTATTGCGGTGATCATGGTAATCATTAAATAAGATTTCCATCTCCACGCCTGGAATATGTGTCAACTTACCCAACTGATAAACTTTCGTTGCTGGGGTTTGATCACTTTCGATAATGTCTTTAATAAACTTATCGATAATGTAACTAGTATTTGAGCTGTCTTTATAAATGACAAAGAAGTCATCAGTATTAACATGTTTATATTGGTAGTGATTGGAATCATTTGTGATGATGTGAATTTCATCAACACCTAAAATGTATGGCATAGTTTATTCCTCAAAGTCTTGTAGTCGTGGATCATCTGGTTTGTGGATCTCATGCCAGTTGATATCGATATAAGGGTAAGCACATTCTGCATCAGCCAAGAAACGTTTTGCCCAATCCCGATCTTCTTCAAGATAGAGATTTTTGATAATAGGGATACCGCCTTCCTTTGCTAATTGATACGCTGTGTTAGTACCACCCGATACAGTATCATTACGTTTGGGTTCAGCATAGAAGATACATGCCTCTACAGGCTCGTCTAAGTTCAACCCAAAGATCTGGTATACGTTACGGGTATGTAGTTCAATACCCCAAGCATTAAGGCCAGCGAAGGTACCACGAGCTTTCAGCGCCATCGCTTCAGCCATGTTCTTTTGTGGACAGTTGTAACGTGTATCAATGAACCCAGGGAATTTCGAAATAGGTTGACCATTACGAAACCCTTTGTTCAAGAAGATTCGACAACCTGTAATATCAAACTGTTTAGACTGCTTGGCCCCATACCAACCGGCACGGTCTGAATCATAAGCATCACCCGAACTAACAGCAATACCCATATCAGTATATGTTCTGCCTAACCTAATCATTAATTCTAGTATAGGTTCTGGGGTATTACGACTACCAACTATCGCCACGTACCGACTCATCTACTGTATCCTCCAGTCCTTTAATGACTGCGTCCAATGAATTTAAAATTTTAACTTTAAGCATACGTGTAACATCTTGATCCGTTGGCAAGAACGGGTTAATCATTTCGCCTTCATGGCGAAACAATACCGAAATCACACTGCTTTCAAATAAAGGATTATCGTTTTTAAAATGTCTGGCATTTGTTTGAATGGTAATAAACAGTTTTGTTTCCAAATCAAATCGATATCGTCGATACTGTTTATTACCGAGTAGTGATGTGTTGTTGTCAACATCAATACTACTTGCAACGAGCTTAGTAAACGCAGTTGGATTACCATAGTTATACGGAACCAGTTTCAGCAAACGATCAATTTCTTTAATGCGATCGAAGTAATTAATCATCGTTTTTATCCAAGTAATGTGGGTAAGTTTTAGTGCGGATTACCAGTGGTTGAATAACCGGGTTGAAGCTACCTAACTTAAATGCAAATGGTTTAATACTGTGATCGGTGTTATCTTGACAATACTGCATAGCTGCCTGCATAACTTCATCGTAAGACGTACCCAAGAAACCGATCCAGAATGTTTTGCATTTTGGTTCATAGCGCCACGAACTATCGTAAGTAGGTTGACCATGTTTAGCAACAACCGCAATAACCAGTTTATAAATAGTGGTATCGGTTGATTCACACGCCTTCTTAAATTCCTCTGAGATATGTTGAGGAATAAAGTCTGATTCATGATGACATTTTTCAGTCAAGAACATCGCATCATAATACTTACCAAGTGACTTAAATGCATTAAGATCTACATCGGTCGCATAGTGCAGTAGCGCTTCCATAATTTTCCTTTATGTGTTAATGTCGTCAAAGAATTCATTAATAACGGGCTGTACAAACTCGCTAAGGTGGGTACTGAATGCAGCATGCTGTTCTGCGTTCGGTAGACTACCTGTTTGAGCAAAGTACATTAGGTGTGGGATCAGTTCACCGACTTTCTTTTGTGACAAATGCATACGTGAAAAGATATGGTGACTATCGTCAAGATGAACACGTGTACCCGGTCCGGTTCGTATGTCTTTATGAATTTCAACTTCCTTAAGACCTAACCAAATATACCAACCTTCGTCACCATTGCTACTACAGGCAGATGACTCTTGTATAGAACATGGCTTACCGTAGTTATCGGTAAACTCTCCACCTAAGAAACCGCGATCACTCAGTACTTTATTTTCCATTAGATAGCCTCAAGAATAAATGCGCGAGCTTTACCCAAACCTTCTGGGAGTAGACCCAATGAATGAGTTAGTTTCCAACCACCGGATGGAAGTTGTTCGAGTTCAAAGAAGAACTTGTCTTCCGTACCCTTAATTACGTAATACGCTTCAAGCTCAATTTGCCATGATGTAGCTACATCGCGATTGTGAATAGACAAGAATCGACGCTCGGTATCTGAACGATCGATAATGAACTCCAGCTTACCACTTGTTTCCAGTTGACTCATCCAATCGATTTCAGTGTGAATCAAAATAGCTGGCGACTTAGCTCCCGAGAAAAAGAAACTAGCAGCACCATTACCACGGCCCACTGATTGGACTTTGGTTTCATATTCTTCCGATACCGCGCCGTCGAAAGACAATTTGTAAAGCTGCTTCTGTTTCTTAGCCATGACAATATATCCTTTATTAAAGTTCTTTAATCAGTTGTTTAACTGCTTTTTTGTAGGATGGGATTTTATTAGGAATGTCAACATTATAAATTTCCAACAGTAGGTCACGGTCAGATACTAGTTCTTTATATTGTCTATCATATCCTTCTGATTCTTCAGTAACGCCAGTTGGTGTTAAAGCCAATACAGAATAACCGTTGATCATAAGGAATGGGTTACGGTCGATTGTTTCTTCTAACTTTTTAATAGCTCTTTGTTTTTCTCGCAGGCGACTGCGACATACCCAGGCTGACATTGGGAAAGCTCTAGGTGGGTAAGCTATGAAATCAATATCTTCTAAAAACTTTTCGCGCAGTTGACCAATCTCGGTTGCGAAATTATGCCGAGCTTGAGTCGTATATTCTGTCTTATACTCGATGGCATAGGCAGCAGGCGTCGTTATTTTAATTGATTCACGCATCGCTTTATCACGAATGTCAGCTACTTTCTTTGACATTAGCTGAATGTATTTACGCAGGTGCCATTTGACCCACATTCTTAAAAAGAATGGAATTTCTTCCGATATAGTAAATGTAGCATGCATTAATACAATCCTTCTGAAAACAAATCGCTCGCGGTTGCATGTTCTGGATAAAGTAATTGACCATTCTCTATAGCCATAGCTAAAGCTTCTGTACGATTATAGAAAGTACCATATTGGTCAACAAATCCCTGTTCGTGATCATCTCCCGCATATGCGTGTAGAATGTCTAAACCACCGTACATTGCTTGACTAGCTGTCATGATGGGACAACTATGTCGAGGTGCCGCAACGATAAGATCTTTATATCGATTAGCTGCACTAACCAGGCGCAGTTGTCGATCATACTTCACCCAGCGCCATCCAGTAAAACCATCCGCATCCTTTTCAATCCAGGCATTATTCATGTACATGCGTGCACGTTCTTCTGCCACCATGCCGCAACGCTTTAGTAGATAAACTTTCTCAAGTTCACTAGGTTCCCACAATTCTCGGTGGGTAACTTTACTGCTAACTTTGTGACCTTTATCTGGATACGGCATGGATTAACCCTCTACAGTAAGTTTTAGACGATGATCAACACACTCTGCAACAATATTCTTCCAATGACATGTGGCGTTAAGATAAAGTCGAATCAATCCAATCGAGTTATCTGTTGGCATGAAAGAAAAGTCTAGTTCATATTTGTGCTCACCGACACTATTCTCTTCCATAGCTACTGGGTTTTCACAAAGAGTCAACCATTCCTTATACC